TGGAGGCTCAATGCCGAGTGGACCAACAAGCCCTTACACTCCGCCAGGAGCGGCGCCGACATCAATGAGGGGGTTGTTTAACCTTCTTAGACAGCAACGTGGAAGCGGTATGTCGCCTGCGGATTATTGGAGGGGTACCGTATCTCCTGGAGTTGGAACGAAAAAAGGCCTAAAGGCCAACTTTAGTGCGCTGTCGCGAGCACAAAATTTCAAAAATATTATGGCCGTTTCCAACCAAATAGCAGCGGACAAAAAAGAACGCGGCTCAAAATACAAAATGGATGGAATGATTGGTGCATTCATGCTCCAACAGGGATTATCAAAACTATCCAATAGGGTTGGCGACGAAGAAATTAAAGGTGGATTAGGCCTTGCGTCATCAATGGCATTGTTTAGTCCAAAACTTGCTGCAGGAATTGCTGGTGGTACGTTCGCCATAAAAAGCGGCAATATTGGTTTGGCAATGGGTGGTGGCGCTCTTGCTGGTGCACAATTTGGAAAATCATTTGGACCAATGGGGACTGCAATCGGCGCAGCAGTAGGCACAATAACAGGTGCAATCATGGCACCAATTAACGCACTAAAAGCAAAAAGAAAAGAAGCAAAAGCAATGGTTGACAGTTTCTTTGAAAATTCGTTTGGCGAATTTGCTGTTCAAATGTCTTTGCTTGAAGGCGGTGCAAGAAAATCTGGGAAAACAGAGACCACTGTTATTAAGTCAATGGAAAAACAAACCAAAAAATATAAAGATATGGCAAAACTTATGGAAAAGGGCGCTGCACTTGGTGGGAAAAAGAGCGGCGATTTAAGTCTCGTGGAAGAAATGGCACGTTTCGGTGCTATTGGCGCTAGCACAGGTGCAACCATTGGTACGGGAATAGGAATGGCAACTGCAGGGCCCGGGTTTCTTTTGGGAACAGCAATCGGAGGTTTAGCCGGTGGGGCCGCAGGTGTGGCAACCGGAATTGCAAGTTACGGATTTAGGAAAACCAGAGACGCCATTTTTGGGAATAGCGCAGATGACAAACGAACAAGACAAGGCCAACGCGAAACATTAAATGAGTTGTACGCGTCTGGCGCAATGAGCAAATCAGATTATGACAGATTGACCAAGAGGAAGAAACGACGTTTTGCGCGCGATGAAGAATTTGACATGGACCTTGTCAATGAGTATTTCAAAGAGGGCCAAAAAAAATCTGCAGCGATGGCTTCAGCCATGGAAACAGCAACTACAACTGTGAATGCGCGACTACAGGTCATGACACAAATGACTGGCAAGAGCGAGATGGAGATGATGCAACTTGCCCAAACGATGGGCGTAAACCTCGCTGATTCAACGGCAGATTTTAACGAGCAACTCATAAAACTTGGCATAACTGTAAAGAAAACAGCACAAGAACTTGACATGGCAATTGCTGAAATTATGCAAAACGCTGCGGCAAATGCTTTTGACACTGCCATCAAGCAAGAAAAAGCGCCACTCATTCTTGACGAAATTGCAAAAAACTTTAGACAAGATTATGACCAGCGTGGCAAAGGGGCAGCAATAACAACAGAAGATGCTTCAACTATTGCGCGAGGATATGCAGAGCAACTAACAAATATGTATGGTGGCGACGCATCTGCCGCATACTTTGCGCTAAGGGAACAGATTGGAAGCCCTGAAGGCCTTGCATTTAGAGAAACAAACCCCTTGACGGGTAAAAAGAACCCACTTGGCGGTTTGGGTAATCAATTCTTTACTGGCATGACTGGTCAAGCCATGAATAAGTTTTTGGAAGATAGCGAAAAAGGCGTATTGGATGTCATGACGCCACAAATTGGAGCAGTCCTGGCAGAGCGTGGGAAAATGCTCAAGGCAGGCGACATGAAGAAAGTCCAAGAACAATTTTCCAATTTGAGCCTTGGCCAACAGCAAGCATTTTTTAATGCTGTGACACAGGGCAACATCGGTTCAAATACAACTGAATTTTTCAAACAATATGGAATGAATGTTGGTTTTGAAGATATTGACCAACAAACAGCGGCGTTCAAAATGGCTACAGACAACGCAGAAAAAGAAGCCATTCTTCTTGAAGCCGAGCGTGAAATCATAGAAGGAATGGGTAAATTCTTTGGCCCAGAATCCTCAAACCCAGAGTGGTGGTCCAAGGATGCGCTGCGGGAACTGTTTATTGAGGCTGGAATAATCAAACCAGAAGATACGCGAACTCCAAGGGGTTCCAGAATTGGAGATACCGTCGGCTCGCGCCTATCGAGAACCCTTTCTAGACATCAAGCAATGGATGGGATGATTTCTGGTAAAAGAATGATTACTTCAGCATGGCGCAACTACAACTTGGGTTCCCCAAGTTCGGACCACGTAAATGGAAGAGCATACGATTTGGTTGGCAATCAACTTGGAATGTACAAGACAATTGTGGAAAAGAACGGTGGATTTGCTGAATTCCATGGTGGTTCTACGAACAGGCACCTGCACGTCGTTCCGGGTAATGGTCCAATGGGTGACACGTACTCACCGTTCACTAAGCCAACAATGCCGTCTACACCAATTGCGCCAGTAAGCAAAGGTGATATTTCTGTTACTCTAAATGTGAATGGCTTGGGCATCAAAGAGGCCTTGCCGCAAATCAAGGCAGAACTAGAACGAGCAATGTATGAATATCAGAACAGGATGTAAGCCATGGCTGTTGCTCAAATAATTCATACATCAAATCCCAACATTGTGTATAGGGAAACTGACAGAATTTTGTTAAATTTGTTGCCGGTACTTCAGCCTATTTATGGAACAAAACCAATAATTTTTTGGAAATACGACATAAGCAACCCTCAAGCGTGGGTTGTTTTTGAAGATGAAAACTACATTATTGGTGCAAAAAATAACGTTAGAAATGCTCCAAGCAGCGCTGCGCACCTAATTTCCTCAACGGCCCCAAGTTTTGCCAATATTGGGCCAGAAGGTCGAACATCAAAATACTGCGGAACACACAGCCCCACTGGTACGAAAATTTTGCACGACGGCCCAGCCATCCCCGGCACAAGTTTTTTCACTGTTTTGAATGGTATTGAATCACCAAGACTAAGTCGTCGTGGTGTCATTTCCGAAGTAGTCGCAGGTGATGAGGGTCAGGACGCATACGTGTACAACCAATCAAGAAGCATACGTCTTGAAAGGAATGCTTCAAAACAAGAAGTACTGAACGCATGGAATTCCTATTTGGCAAATGCTCGAAATAATCAACCAGACGATTCCAAGAATTTGTATTTCGTTAACCAAAGAACCGGAAAAGAAGAACAAATTACCACGTTTGCACAGTTCCAACAATTATTTTCAAAATATTATCAATTTGACAAACAATTTGAGCAAGAGGCTTTGGCGTCTTTGGTTGATGGTGCACCAAAAGGATACAAAATATATGTCGATGGGCAGTGGTGGGATGTTCACACAAATTATATTGGCTTATGGAACAAATTTGTAAATCAAGGTTTAAGTGACCAAGCGATTACTAGGGAACTCATTGATACTGGGTATACGATTGCGCAAATAAACGCGATTCGCGGTGTGCGCGGATTGACAATGGAAGAATTAAAAAAACAAACATCTGGGTCATCGTCTGGAACTTCTGGCGGTGGTTCAAGTGGGGGTGGGGGCAGTTCGAGCGCTGCTGGCGGGCGTGCTGCTGACGGTTCGGTATGGACTGGTCCAGAAGGATATTCACCTGGAAGGATTCAAGATATCACCGTTCAAAGAAGCAAAAATATATTTTTTACATCTGAGGAAGTTCGTGGATTTCTCGCCTCCAACAAGGGTGTTTCTATCGATAATTCCAGGCCCGTTATGTATCAGGTCTATAGAGATGGGAGCACAAACGCACAGGTCGGCGCACCAAAAATAAATGAATACATTTTTGATGTTATTCCAAATGAAATAAATTATGGTGGATTTGGAGGGGAATGGGTTTCAATAGACAGGGTCGGAACTTTTCCATTTATTGATTGGAAAAGTTTTAAACTATTGCAAATATCGTTTTCTTTTACCATTGCAGACAAAGACGGTGGTGTTTTTACCGGAGATGGCCTCAATCTTTCGGTAATGGAAAAAATTCAAACATTGCAACAAATGGCGCAAACGCCGTTTCCTGTTATGTTTTACGGATTTGACACTTTGTTGACAAACCAATTTCGGTATGACGACCAAGGCAATGCGAGAGGGATACAGTTTGTTATTCAAGATTTGTCGATTACTGCAGCACGGCGAGACGCAAATATGCAGATAACACGAGCAACGGCAAACATAACACTTCAAGAGATACCGATAGAAAGAACATCCATTATTGGAATGCCGCGCCTAAAACACACTCCAAAAACACCAGATGAGCCACCAACATTTACCGACCCAGAGTATGGTAAGACCACAGATAATTTGAATCGTAAAGCAGACCAAGATATCCAATATCCAAATCCGCCATGAGCAATGTTGAATCAAATACGGCCAGGTTTGATGGAGGTGGTGGTGCTGATTTGCCCTACATCAAAGTGCAGGGAAGCGAAAGAGACGTTCCGATTGTATTTTTGTATGGAACTACTGACTCTGGCAAAACTTTTATCACAAAATTGTATAATCAAATCACTGACATAAACATAAGTTATTCAATAAATGCGTCAACGGCAATTACATTTTCCGTAATTGACCCAGGCTTGGAATTAACGCGACAAAACTATTTTCAAATAGGTCAGACTTTTATTTATAGAAGTCACAACCCATCGAGAATCATCGACGTCAACAATTCGGCCTCAATTCTGATGGAAGAATATTTGGGATATTTTATGGAAATCGCTGACGTATCAATTGAGCAATCTCAAGGCAATTCCCCAATTGTGAGAATCCAGGGATACACAAAAGCCGTTCAGCAAATGAAACGAGATAGAAACCCTGGTGCAATCAAAGGCGAAAATCATCAATTTGTCATAAACGCTGCCAAAAAATATGGATTAGAAGCAGTTTGTCAGGAAACAACTCAAAGCAAAAATATAACGCAGGCAGATGGCGAAAAGGTAGCAGATTCACTTTGGGACGTATTGAATCGATTGGCAAGCGAATCAAAAGATGCAAATAAAAATCCATACACGCTTTTTGAATCCGACGGAACTTTATATTTTGGAACACAACAGTGGCTGATGTACAAATGGGGGCATGACTCGTATGAACACACCAAATTCAACAAAAAGAAAAATAAAAATGTAACCGTTACGCGTAAGGTAACTTATTTGCATTACCCACCAAGAATTGTCAACGGGCAACCGGACAACAGATTTATTTTGCACAAAATGCCCACAATGCATAAAGCAGAAAACGACCCGATGGAAGGTGATGGGTCATGTATCGTTGACAGAGTTAACGGCGTGAGACTACGCCCTGGAATGACGGTAAACGTTGGGGACGTTCCTTGGTATACAGATGATTTTTTGATTACTTCTGTCGATTTCCAAGAAATGGTTGCCGACCCAGTATCTGTAAGTTTTGCCACACCACCACGGCAAGAAACAAAAATCAAACAAATTGATGTTGGGACGATTTATCCAGGCTCTGTTGAGTGGGGAACGGTGCAGGGCCTATATCTTGCTAATCCATCACCACGTAACGCATCGATGACGCGGAACTACGAAAAACAAGAGGCTGTATAAATGTCAAAAAAGAATCAAGTCAACAGAAGCAAAGCATCTTCCCATCCCCTTCAGCCAGGAGGTGTGTATATAGGGATTGTCAGATATCACGATTCTCAAAATTCGGGAAGGCCAACAGTATTTGTTCCACAACTTGGGGTTACATTTACCGATGTTGAATATGTTGGCAATACAACTCGTGGGTCGCTAAAAGCCAACGACAGAGTTTTGTGTACTTTTATCGACATGGAAACAAGCGAAATATTTATTATTGGTGCATTTAACAAAAAGCAAGATGTTTTTGCAGGAAAAGAAAAATTTAACAGCCTTATTGATGAACTTCAGGACAAAATAAATGAATTGCAGCAAGCGCTTTCTATAACACAAACCTCATTTACCACATTCAAACAAACGGATTGACTATGGATACACTAAAATTTCCTCTCCAATTTTCTGCAGATAGAGAATTTGTAAAACTGGTTGACGGAACAGATGACTATATAAAACAGTTAATTAGCGTATGCTTGTTAACTGAACCTTTTATACTCCCCTTGACGCCAGATTTTGGAACGGCTGACCCATCATTTTCAACCGTTTCGCCAGCAAATTTGATGTTGAACGTGAATAAGTTCATTCCAGAAGTAACAATAGTTTCAGTCGGCACTACGTTAAATGAAGAACTTGGAACAGTAAACGTGAAATTTATTTACAATAGGTAACCATATGTCAGCAGATTTTAGACCATACGTAAACTTGCGCCCATTGGACGTAACTCCTGCCCAGGTATACCTTGACTCGATAGAAGTAGCCAGAACTGTTTTCCCTGGGTTTGATTTGCGCCCTGGAACAATCGAAGATGCAATGTTTCAAGCGTTTGCGTTTATGTCTGCATTGAACATTGGTTCAATTAATAGATTGCCAGATTCCCTAATGCTTGGTTTAGGGAAAATGCTCGGCACCCCGTACGCAGAAGGCGAAAGAGCAACCATGGATGTCGTGTTTACGGCAAATTCCAATAATGGCGGGGTTGTTCCTGTTGGAACGCTGATTGCATACTTGCCAACTACAAGCGATGGCGAATCAGATGTTTCGTATTTGTTTGAAACAAATGAATCCACGACTATAGCGTCAAATGCTTTGGGTGACCCATTGCCACAAAGCAGCCCAGTGCCCTGCACCGCCAGGGAAATCGGGATAGTTCCAACAATACCCTCTGGAACTCCATTGACCCTTCAATCATTTTCTCAAGTTCTTTATTCTGCTGTTAGCAATGGAAACTTTGTTCAAGGTTCAAATGCAGAAACAGTTGATGAATTTTTGACTCGGGCAACATCCAACCTTTCCTCAATGTCTTCTGCCTTGACAACTGGGAGCCAATTGCGAAATTACATTCTCACCAAATATCCAACTTTGGCAAAAAGATGCAAAGTTTATGATTTAACAGACCCAGAAAGTGATTTGGAAATAGGCGACCCGGATGTTGCCGGAAAAGTAACAATTTATGTTTATGGACCAGAAAGAAACTTAACTACTGCTGAAAAAACAAATCTAACATCAGACGCAACTAATAAAAGTGTTGCTGGACTTGAAGTTGGAGTAGTGGACCCAGTTTTGCTTAATTTCAAAATTACCGCAACTATCAATTATTATGCCGACTTTGAAGCGAGCAATGTTTCTGACACAATTAAGGAAAATCTGTTAACACAGTTTTCCCCAATTTATTGTCAGTGGTCTGAGGAAAAACTTAGATACAACGACGTATTGCGTGCAATTTACGCAAACCCAGCAGTGCATAGCGTCGATTCGTTAACAATATCCAGCCAAGACACGTCTGGTTCAACAATTACAAATGTTGCAATATCTGGTGGGAATGCCACATATACGGCCAATAACACCTATTCAATTGGTGACATGGTTGCGGTAACTGGAATAGTTGGAGGAACCTTAAACTTCACGACACCAAGAGCAATAACTGCTAGAACGTCAACCACATTCACGGTTTCCTCTACGGGTCTTTCCGGAACTCGAGTGTCTGGTGGAACTTCTACTGCCTATTCACCAAATTGGGGTTCTGTATCTAGCAACGACATTCTTTATTTCAAAAAAGGAAGTTTGTTAAATCTTCAACCAGAAAAAATAGTTTTGACAATGCAGTCTTTTGAGGTGTAGTAGTGAGAATCCTCAATCCAACAAGAAATATTATTTCATGGAATAACGCCCTAAACGCAAAAAATTTGAATGGCGTTTTTGTTAACCCAGAAACATATGACCATTCCTGGACTTCCACAAATTCAATTATTTCTGTTGTGTCGGACAAGTATGTACATCCATTGCAATATTCTTTAAAAGTTCAACCAAACGACGATACATCAACAATAGTTGTTTCCCTTCATGGAATTATTCCAGAAGACAATGACATCAATGGAAGCAGGGCACAATTTCATTGTCAAATATCTCCACAAAGAGAAATGACTGTTGCAATTTCTCTTGAAAATGTTACAAATTCAATTTCTGATTCACACAGTCAAACAACTATTGTTGACAAATGGAACGCCGCATTTAGTCCTGTAATTGACGTAGGCCTAATAGATGTTGAAACAAATCAAATTGAATTTAATGTTGATATATCTATTACTAATCATTTTGGGCAAGTTTTTTACATTTCGGTTCCCACCTTAATGAACGAACTTGGATTTACAAAAAATGTTTTTGTTTGGAATATGCGCAAATTTGTGCCCAATTTTATTTGGGATAGGGACAAAATTCAAGAATATCCAAACTATCCATTTGCAAAATTTTTGCATGTGTTGACCCATGCCGGCGATGCATCAACTGTTTTATACAGAAGGTTTTACCAGTATTTAAATAATGAGGTTTCAGTTGCAAATCAAGATGAACCATTTAGATATAGCGAACTGGTAAACCCTGAGTACGTTGACGATGATTACATAAATTGGCTTTCTCAATTTAATGGAACTTCGGTTTACAGAAGCATCACAACACAATCTTCCACTGAAGCAATAACCAATGTTGGCGAATCAATAACGTGGCAACTTGTCAATGCTTATTTTGGGCGAAATGCTGGGACACTTGAGGCAATCAGAGAGTGTGCAAAACAAGTTTTAACTGGGAACAAAACTGTTTATGTTTCTCCAGGTGGAAGTTTTTTCCAAATAAACGTTTACACACTTTTATCAGAAACGCCAGGAGTAACAAGCCCTGGAGATACATCACCAGAAGTTATCGCAATGTTGGAATTGACCAAGCCAATGGGTTTTACGTTGAACCATCAGTCGTATACAACGCTTCCGTTCATTCTTGATGACCCACTTTATGGAGCGCTTGGACCTGCTCAGCAGAACGCACTCGGCTGAGTGGTAAAATTAATAAGACAAAGGAGGACATATGTCGTCTTCATTTAGCAAGGATGTATTGGAAAGAGCGGCGCGCACGTTCCTGCAGGGGTACCTTGGTGCCTGGCTTGCAACTGGTGCCGATTTCGACGGTCTTGTTTCTGCCGACAACTTGAAGGTTGGCGTCGTTGCCGTGGCACTTTCTGTGGCGATGAGCATGGGCTTGAAGAAAGTTGGCCCAAACAAGAATTCAGCCAGCGTTATTTGAGATTCCTGCCAGCGCGTTTGCGCTCTCTAATCTACAATTGGACGCAGAGAGTTAGGAGCGCGCGTCGATGCTTGCTGGTATTTACAACATTACTTGTCAGCAGGGTTCGACTTTTGCCAGAACTATAACCCTTAAGTATCCAGACCCTACGTCGCCAGCAAGTGACCCAACATACCTGCTGTGGAATTTCACGGGCTATACGGCGCGAATGCAAGTTAGAAGAACTGTCGATTCTTCAACTGTGATTATCTCCCTTACCACAGAAAATGGCCGCATCATTCTTGGAGGAGAAAGTGGGGTAATCGAACTCAATATCACTGCAGCCGATACTGCAACGCTGACAAGTTCTGGCGTTTACGACCTGGAAATTATTTCAAGCACTGGTGCGGTCGACAGAATTCTGCAGGGCGACTTCACCCTTTCGCAAGAGGTCACCAGATGAGCAATACCGTCCCCAATCAGGTCGTCGTAGAAGACGTAAGAATAGATGTAAATGTTGACGAGGACGTACCAAATTTAGTAACTATAAGTACGTCAAGCGGCCAGACCGTTCTGACTCGCCGTTACACACACAGCCAGCCAGTCGCGTCTTCGGTTTGGGTGATTAACCATAATCTTGTTGGTAAACCATCCATAGCCATTGTCGATTCTGCAGATACGGTGGTCATCGGTGAGGTAACATATAACAGTAATTCTCAGGTGACGGTTACCTTTACCGCTCCCTTTTCGGGTTACGCCTATTTAACCTAAAGGCAGGATTGAAATGGCGCAAAAGTTTGTAACAAATTTAAATCTTAATCAAAATGAACTTCAAAATGCGAAGTTCCAGGTTGTTGCGTCTGACCCGAACACGGGCAATTTTGAGGGTCG